GCTGACCAAAGCAGCCGTGTATACTTTGTATCAAGAGGTATACTCGAGGGGCTCACATTTAACCGTGTGAGCCCGCCTCCTTGCTAGGGTGGTTAGTCCATAGCTCTGGTTATAACCTAACGGTTTTAGCCACACTCCCTGGTCTGATCCCTCTTTTGGAAGGACGAGATCCCTTCTTGAAGCGATTACTCCCTCCTCCTTTTTGGAGTATGGAGATCGCCTCCAGTAGTACCTTAGAGCGGTAGATATGACGTTTCTCCGTCTTGGAGAAACGTCCGGTCAGAGGGTCTGGTTTACCCAGACCCTCCGCCTTAAAACCTATGGGACCTCAACTCATACGAGTTAAGATATCAAAGGTTTCTACCACGCTCTTAGGCACGGCTCTGTCAAAGGCGGTTAATTGTTCATGACCTAGTCATGGCCTTAACCAGCCCTCGACACCGCTGACTGGAGAGGAAGAGTACCCCTTGACTATATCTCTTATAATCTTTTCACCAATGGACTGAAGTCCTATTAATGAAGATCCTAAGAGAATAGCCACGGGCCTGAGAGACAGGGTGTGTTTAGACACCCTAAAGTCGGACTGTAGGTCAGATACCTTGAGACCGAGGTGAGTTCATACTCACCTCGTGTCCCAAGAGTATTTGCCTACAGCGGCAAGTGCCTTGAAGAGTCGCTTTTTAGTAAGCTTCTCTATAAGGCTGTTGAGTTGGAAAACTTTCTCGAGCTTTATGCTCGATATAAGAATTCCAAGTTCAGGGAACACCTCAGCATCATAGGAATTCTCCTGTGATAGTGGGTGCAACCCGAACTTGCTATCTCTCTGCTTAACCTTTAGTCATTTGACTAGAGGATAGTAGATAGATAACAGCTCTCTTGCTGTTCCTAATCGAAGTTGTGTTTTCCCAAACACAGCAGAGATTAGGACTCCGACATCTAGACTCTTATGGAGTCTGTCAACACTCAGTGCATTGCAAGCGGATCCCACAGCGCGGCGAATTGTCTCCATAACAAGTGAAAGCTTGCTATGAAGATCGGTTCGTAGTAGAAGACCAATCGGAAGGGGAGAGTAATCTAGATCGCCCTTAATAAGGCGAGAAGCTAACTCTCCACCGTCCGAAGAAGATTGTAAGGGAACGACACTTTTGGCAAGAGAAATCTCTACACCAATTATGTCCAGAACCTTTTTATACTCACTGGCAACGGCTTTATTAGCAATGATAATATCATCGCCAAGAACCAGGTAGTCCCTTAAAAAGGAAATACCTACCCGGAAAGCCGCGTACTTAACTAGGACATGATTTGTCCAAGCAAGTGCTGCCCATGAAGTATAAAGCCCCATGCCCTGACCTACTTTATAGTAGATCGGATGCTGGGACACAGTCTTCTCTTTAACCATGTAAGGTATACCCCTTATCAGGGTAGACCACGCATCGGTTAAGGTCTTTGACACTACGGGACCGAAGCTCCCGCTGAACAGGCAGCCAATTACGGCTGTCTGAACAGACAGGGGCAGACGATCCGTCGCCGCGGTGAGATCCAGCGAGTAGAGGGGTTTCCCCTCTACTGCTTTCTCGCGCACCAAAGGCCCAATCTTCCTCTGATCTAATGTACAATCCCTAGGGATTTTACGTAGACCAGATAAAAGAAGATCGTGGAAGGGTTTCAGCACAGCCTGGATGCACCAATTGCCAATGGCGATTACTCGTCATTTCCCTCCTCCTTGGAGGAAGGTGGCGATGCGTCCAAGTGGGGCTTGACCCCAAACAGAAAGGTAGGAATCTCACTTGGCAAGAAGTTTCTTGTTAGATGAGTTCCCACCAATATGTTTGACCACGTCTTCTAGAAGATGGGTACCCCCCCTCTCCATCCAGTGGATAAGTTGTAGAGGACCCTTGACCGAATGGTCAAGAGTCATAAAACCTATGACTTCCTGGACAGAAGAGAGGGTGTCAATAGCTTGCTTAAGGCTAATGACGGACGACTTGATAGCAAGGATATCAAGAAGACGAGACAAGAAGGTCGATCCAAAAGGACCAACCTGATGTCAAAGTCTTCCTGTTAGGATTCCTGGAGTGAAGTAATAACTTCTCCTAGGAATCCAACTGGTATCCTTGTGACCAAGTCGCGGGAGCCCGAGTCTATTCCATCTATCGGTGATGCCACTAATAATCTCGTTACGTTCTGCTTCTGAAGATCTATGATCTTTAGTAACAGTAGCGTAACCGGGAAACTTAGTGGGAATCACGATAGATTTGTAGACTCGGAGTAGACTGAGCACCAGAACCTTTTCCCAGCACGTGAGTCGATCAATTCGATCTCACACATACTGGGTAAGGTAAGGTGCACCTGATTCCTGAGTCTTACCCTTGACTCAGGTTTCAGTTATGGAAGAAACCTTCTTTTCTCCAGTTAGGACATAAGTCTTAACTAGATTGAAGGCGTCTTTCATAAAGTCTACCAGCAACTCGGGATCCGATTTTCGGATCCGAGCCGTATAGGTTACCCTGATCTTCTTAAGAAGATCAGAGCAGCCTGCGGAGGTCCTCATCTTCTCGAGAAATCGAGAAGATAAGCGGACCGCTGCCAGAGCTTCCTTCCGTCAAACTAAGCTATTTGACATGGGACGCGCACTTGTAGGCCGCTTTCGCCTCTCTTTTACCTTCACCAGGGTAGATGAAGAGAAAGGTTGCCACATGAAGCATGCAAGAACGCTGATCACTGACAGACAGCCCTTCGCGGTTTCG